ATTCAATGATTTGATTAAAGTGTTCAAAGCATTAATTGTATATAACGAATTTGATTCTTTCTTGCGGTGAACAAGAATTGTATTTGGTAATACTGTAGTCATACTTAAATTACCTGGATCGATATTGTAAGTACAAATTAACTCATCACTATCTTTTGATTCTAAAATGAAAATTTTATTATAAAGGATAGTATAACGACTTGTTATTGTATCAATTGTTTCCTTAATGTCTTCTTTCTTAGAGAAAGTTGAAAATAATTTATTAGCCAACTCTTGTATTGTTATGTTATATTCCATAAATATGTTATTTTTGTGCCAAAACGCCATAATTCTCGCCGACACTCATACGCGTTGGGAAACCATCAGCTTCTAGTTCTTGTTTAATTAATGGTAATAATTTTTTAATTTCTGATTTATCTATATCAAGTAGTATTGAATCGTAAGTGTATAATACTATTTTTGATTTTTTATTTTCTAGTAATTTTAATACACGTTCTAATGTAATAACATTATAGTATGTCTCATATGATTGGATTAAGTAACTTAATAGTTTATTTCTATTAGCGTGAGTGTTCTTATCTAAATGTATTAGTTTATTACATGCTAATAGTAAACCACCATTTATAGCAAACGTTTTATATTTGTCACCTAAGAATCCATTTAGTTTTTGAAAAAATGGTATGTCTTTATATTCGTCTTTTATACCACCATATAAGTTTTGAAACATTACTTCTTTAGGTACTTCATCATATGGATCACCATTAAATGTATGTCCTATTTCCTTAGCAATTATTCGTGGATGATAAGCACTATAATCAAATTCAACTAAAACATAATTATTTGGTTCAAATGATTCACGTGCCTGGTCTTTAGGAAGTGCGGCGAAATTAACTCCATTAAATGCGTTTGAGGGACGAGTAGTTAAATTATATAGATTATATTGTGAATAAACTGTATTCCCATAAATCGAATTATCTTTCCAAGTAACTTCAAAATGTTTATTGAATTTTTTAGGATCAATACCTATACCATTTTTTTCTATTTGATAAAATACATTTGTAAATTTTGTATTTAGAAATTCATTTACTGGCTCTAATGTAATATCATTATATATGTTTTCCCATTTTTCATAATGTTTAGGTATGGGTATAAGTGAATTTAATTCTGATAAGTAATATTTTTGTTTATTGAAATTAGTATGTACTGGTGTATCATAATTTGATTCGTCAATATACTTATTGAAATTTAAATCATATAAGTTATTATGATTTAGAAAATACATGTGGTATTTTTTATCTAGTACATAAACGTTATCATGACTTGATATAAACGTTTTAACTTCATCCCATTCTAATTTAAATGCTTCATTATGATCAATAGGTAATATATAACCTTTTTCTCCATTATGATAATATACTAAACATGGTTTAGTTAAAGCAGGATGAACATTATCATTTTGAGAAATGATATTCACAAAACACTGTTGTGATAAGTCTCGCTGTAAGTAGTTTAGTTGTTCTTTTGTTTCGACAATGTAATACATAACCTTAATTATAATTTAAATATAATAAGGTTAAAGTGAACTTCCAAATTGTCTTAAATCTGTAAAATATAAAGAAACATTAGGTATTGTTTTTTCAGCTTCAGCTATTGCTCTTTTATTTGTATCTATTATACCTGCTCTAGTTCTAATATTTCCATCATAAATATCATACCATGGACCTGTTATTTTCCAAATAACATTAACAAATTGATAAAGTAATTGTAAGTTTGGTTCTTGACTAACTAAATTATATTTGTTAAATCTAACCTCAACAAAATCATTAGGTAATGAACTAATAATAGGTTTTAATAAAAATCGTACAAAATATCCTTTATTGTAATCATTCTCTGTAGGTATAATATAATCGGGTGCTATAACAGTATTTGGCATAGCTTTAGGATTCAAAGAAGCATATATTCCATTTTGTACCTGAGTTATATTGTTAGGTATATCATCTGGTATTATTCTTTGTAATGGTTGGCTATTATTACTATAAGTAATACCAGTGTAAACATTATTGTTAATATCTATAAAGTAAGGACCAGTGTATGGTTGAGCATTTTTATAAGTAAACTCATACCCATTAGTATATCCTGTAGATTTAATATTTGATAAAGGTATATACATTATAATAAATAATTAATAAATAGAAAAATATTTGTCTCCAGGTGAACTTAAATCACTTACAATAGGTTTAGCTTGGTCAGGTATTGTCACTAAAAATCCTTCATTAGGTGTACTTGTTTTTACAGATTCTATACATAAGTATGTGTAGAATACTTTAGATAATGATGTTGTATCTAGATTTTTAGTTCCTGATTTAAAAGGTATTTTAAACTTATAATCCACTACTTCATTATTATTTATCATTACTTTCTCTTCTTGCATAAATCCAGCTTCAACTAGTGAATTTATTTTAAATGAATAATTTCTATAAGGATCAGGTACAAAATATTTGTTCCATCCTGATCTCATTGTTGTTATAAAATTTGGGTCTCTAAAAAGAAAACAATCAGCGGTAGCTGTTGACTCTCTAAATTGCCCAGCACTAAAATTACCATCACCATCAGTGTCAATAGAAAAAGGTATATTAAATAGACCTGATATATCTTCATATTTTTCTATGATTTTCACTGGTTTTCCATCAATTTCTGTTAAAACAGTAGCATTAATATCAGTTGAAAAAGTAATATCTGGGTATTTGGCTTTAGCTTTAGGTAACCATATTGTTTCATAATAATTTTTAAAATTCCATATTAATCCAAAATCTTTAAATGCTGTGTCGTATGGTCCTAGTATTTTTGATTTAGTATCTCCGTTTGTTTTAAAAAGAGGAAAAACAGCATCTACTCGATCACCGTTTTTATATCTTCTAATTGCATTTTTATCTCTTAAAAAAGATTCTTCATTAAGTTCAATATATGATTGAGCAGCTTTTTGAACAGTTGATGCTCCAGAACCTTTAGATGCGAAAAAAGAGCTCGCTACATAAGTCATATAGTCAGCTACTACACTCCATAATATTATATTTGATTTTCTTACTTCTAATATCTTAGTTAAATCTCTTTGTAATTGAGTTTTGTCTACATCTTCTCTTTTTATTGACTCATTATCTAATAAACAACATTGTGTTTTTAATGTTGTTATCCAATCATTATTTTGTAAACTATGAGCTATACCTGTTATAATAAAACCAATATTTCTATTGACATAAGTTTGAGGTAAGATATTTTTATTAATTGTGAAAACTTGGCCTTGAACAAACCCAGCTATACCATCTAATACTATTTCTAATTCAAAAGGTATAATAGCTTTAAAATCTGTATCTTTTCCATTTATCTGATATTGAAGAGTTTTTAGTAAAGCAGAAGCATTAGTTACTTCTTGAGAGGTTGGATATATTATTCTAGGACCAATTGATGAGTTTGTTTCTATACCCGCGCATTTAACAATTAAATAATTTTGTAAAGTTATTATATTATTAAAAGCTTCTTGTGCTTGTTGAAAAGAAGTTTTATTATCAGCTAATATTTGCTTTTGCGGTATTATTCTGTCTTGTAATCCTTTATTAAAAAAATTCTGAGTTGATGAATAAACATCGCCAACATTACTTCTAGCACCTGCTCCGATAGCTATCATTGTTGATTGAGATTCGAATATACGAGATGTGATTTTTACATCTCGACATATACTTTTTAATCCAATAAGATCAAATTCATATTTTTTATTTCCTTTTTTTTCTAGATATTTTACATCTATTATTTGTATTGTGCTTTTAGTAGTATGAAGTTGAAAATCATTTATACCACCTAAAGCTTTAGATACTTGAGATAATAGCTCTTGTAAGAAAGGTATTAACATTATGTCAGTATTACTACCACCTTTACCCCTATATATTTCAAGTATTTTAGGTATAGCTACATATATATCACCTATATTTCCAAGATTAGTTGAATCAGAAAGTAAAAATTCAGGTAATGATAATGTAGTAAGATTACTTCTAACCCCATTTTCATCTAAAGTTATAGCAACTAATGTTTTTGGATTAAATCCATCACTTGCTTGTGTTATAAATGTAGCTTGAGAATTTTTAATAATACAAGTACCTGGGTCTACAGATACACTATCAATACTAGCTAAACATGGGGTACCTTTTGGGATCACAATCTGAGATATAATTTTACCATTGTGGTCTTTTATATTAAAGTATAAGTTTAAGATAGTGATAAGATCACTCATACTTATATATTCTATACCAGTTCCATCATATCCATCTGTTTGAAGTATAACTCCAAGATATGATCCTAAACCAATAGAAGGAGTTGATTTATTATAAGTGATTAAATTTGGAGTTTTTGAGAGTCTATTATTTAAATCAGTACTAAAACTAGTTACTGAGTCTGTTGTGATACTAGATCCAGAGGCAAATTGCCCAACAATTTCTGAAGATTTTTTGAATTCAGATGAATTAATAGCTCCAGCGCAATTTAAAAATATTTGTTCAAATAAGGATAATGGAGGAGAATCAGTACTAAAACTTGATTGAAAGTTAATAGCATTAGAATTTAGTTTTAAACCAGTTAATATTTCACCTCTAGAGATTAAAACTGTTGTACATTCAAATCCACCATTAGGCATTAAACTCCAAGAGAAATTTTTAATATGTCCTAACATAGCGTCATAGTTACCACATGTTTTAATTTGTAAATTCTCTATATAATCATATATGACTTCATCAGATGTTTTATCTTTTGGAGGATTTAAAATAGCATTATTTGTTTCAGAAAATATATCAAGTGTTGGGTAATCAAAATTTGTTATCCTAATATCATCTAACTTTGAATATGGACTATATTGATTACCATTAATAAATCCTGATTTTAAGTATTGAGACCAGCCCCATTCAAGAAGAACAGTATATCCTGTTCTCATGTAAAGTAACTCTAATTCTTCAAGTTGGTGTTTATCCCAGGCGTAAAATTTAACAACAGCTTCTCGTAAAGAACCATATGCTGATTTATTTGTTATTTCAATTGATGTTATACCAGGCATTGGTCTATATCCAAATGGACGATACGAGCCTTGAGCTATAGTACCTCCTACATCAATATTACTAGCGTAAACACCTCTTTCTCTAGCTACACCTGATCTTAATGTAAATTTACCTGTGCCTTTTTTTCTAGATCCAGATTTTATCTCAGTCTCATATAATGTACCTCCTTCTAAGATATATTTTCTAGCTAGATCACTACCATAATAAGTGTTATTTCCAATTGTAATACCAGCATTTCCTTTATTACCATCCTTATCAACACCTGGATTGTAACAATCAACAAATGATGACATCCTTACCCAGGAATTTTTACCTGTTGTATATCTTAAAAAATCATCTGCTCTAGGTGAAGTACCGTAACTATATACAGGATTTCCATTTTTATCTTTTTTACCTGTATCTGCAGCTTGTGATACAATATTTTTACGAGCTTCTAGCTGGTTTTGGACAAATCCTTTTATAGTATCTTTGAATATAGACATAACACAATTATGTATTTAAAATTTCAAGGTCTCTTAATATATTAGTATCAAATATAGGTATCCTTAATTGATATCCCAAAGGAGGATATAAACTATCTTTAGGCATATCTGGGTTAGCAGCAGATAGAACCCACCAGTATGTTGGTTCTTGATAAAACTGATAAGCTAATGTGTCTAATCTATCACCAAATTGAGTTATGATATAAAAATCATTTTCAGACAAAGGTATATTAGGATATCTTGTTGATGAAAGATATCTTCTTGAAGTTGATGTTTGTATAATACTATTAAATTCGTATCGATTCATACTAATATTTTATTTACATTAAAACTTATAATCAAAATTAAGAACATTCAAATTCATTATTTAATATTTTAACAACTTCTACACCTCCTGTACCAATTCCTTTTGAAGTTACTTTAATTAGATCACTAGAATTATTAAAATCACTAGCGTTAAATCCATTTCCTCCTAAATCACCTGTTTGAGCAAATACATCTCTAAATGGATTATTTAAACCAGATTGATTTATTCTTGGAACATTATTTTGAGTTACAGAAGATGATCTTCCTCTAGCTTGCACAACAGTACCTAAAGAAGGTTGAGGATTACTAGTGAATGTTCCGTTATTATTATTAGTTGTTGTTACTGTAGTTGATGTATTTGAAGCTCCTGAATTATCAGATGTTCCATTTCCATTAGTATTACCAGAACTATTGGCTTGATTAACTGATGTTGGAGAGGTTTTTATAGGATAAGCTGTTAAATCTCTTCCAATAAATGGTACAAAATCAGCTCCTCTAGCTTTATTAACTTTTCTTGGTAGGAATGTTTGAATTGGTTTGAATGATAATGAGATTTTTAACATTCTTGGCAATTCTAGATCTCCAAAATTATTATCTCCTATACCTTTGAATCCTGTCTGCCATGATCCTTCAAAGAATCCACTCACTTTAACATCAGTATATATTCCTGGTTGTCTATATATGTAATCACCTACAGTTAAATATCCAATATTGCCTCTCATTTTTAATTGAGAATTATAATCAGGGGTAAAAGTAGATAATAAATAATTTAATTTAGTATATAATGGTATCATTTCTTCAGCGGTATGAGCATGCATTGTGAACGCTACACCTATATCTCTACTAAAACCATCATAAATATAAAAATCTTCTCCACGACCCATATAACGATATGAAGTCCATTTAGCACTCATTCCATCATCAAAATTATCTAAATACGCTCTAAAAGCTAAAACATCTGTTTTAGGTACAACAGAAGTTCCTGATTTATAACCAGCTTCTTCATTATTTAAGAATTCAAGTCTAAATTTAATTAGATCTTCACCAAATGTACCATCTGTAGAACTTTTTAATTTATCATCTATAGCACCTACTGAATTATTACTGTTTTTTCCTTCATTATCTTTATAAAAAACTTTACTATCAACTATATTAATAATATTTATAGAGTCTAAATTTCCTCCTCCTGTAACGCCATATTTATTTTCTAAAGTATATCCTGGTTTATCAACTTTAGAACCTCCTTTAGGCTTATTATAGAATGGAGAATTATTTATTACTGTAGAGGATGGTATTTTATTTGTTTCGGGATTAGATTTAATAACTGGAACTTCTCCATACTTATTTATTGTTGAATTTGATAATGGTATAAACCCATTTAATAAGGATGATAATTTATCAGACACTACAGATATTGTTGTTCGAACATCATTTACTGTTCTAATACGAGTACGACCAATACCATATACTGATTCAGGACCACCAAAGTAACTATCTAAAGTGACTGAATTTCCTTCTTTAAGCTTAGAATCAGATATAGCTGATAAATATCTAACTAGTCTATTACGTGAATCTTCAGAAGGAATATCATTATCTCCATCATCTGAGAAATTATTCTTAAAAGTTATACTTTCATATTTCTGGTTTTCTCTTATAATTCCTAGTAAACCTGCTCTATCAAAATGAAAACCAAAAGCATTACCTCCTACAGATAATAATGTCCCTACTCCAGTGAATTGTCTAGTAGGACCTCCTAAAAAAGGAGGTGTTGCGTTACTTCTATCCCATTCTAATCTAGGATTGGTAAGTTGCAAACCAGCTTGTTTAGTTAAAAATAAAATACCTTTAGCAGCAGATTCAAATGTTGTTTTACTAAGATCAGTTGTTCCTCTAATATTGTCTATTCCGGTAATGAATTTACCTATACGAATAAGATCTTTAGCTGTAGCTATACCCGCGTTTACAAGACCTCCTCTAATAGATCCTTCATCAAAATCCACAAATCGTTCATTAGGAATTTCTGGTTTTTGAGTACCAGTAACATTGGGATTATTTGGTGTACCGGAAAATACATTATTATTCGTGATATTGTTATAATATACGGCTAATTGTGAATCATCAGTATTTAATGTTAAAAAAGGCATTTATTTATATTAGCAAATTTTAATATCTTCCTTTAATAGGACCTTTATTTTTATAACTTCCGCCTCTAATAGATGCAAACTCAGGACGAAAAACATACTTATCATAAACAGAAACTGGTGGTTGTGATGGTGTAGCGAATGCTGACATTTGTGATCCGTATCTTCTTCCTGTTAATAAATCTTCAGAAGTTAATCTTCCATCCTCTCCATATCCTGCGTGTATAATAGATGATACTCTGTCTGCTTCATTTTCAAAATTAGGACCAGGAATATCTTTAATGTTAGGGATACATAAACCACTATCATCTAATTGATCAATAATTGGCATAATTTTTTTATTTAATGAATATTAATATCTTCCGTCTCCAGGTCCACTTTCGCTATAAGTTGTACTTCCTCCATAAGCTGGATAAAAAGGTAAACCAGCGTTTTCTTCACCAAGAGATACTGGAGGTCTTGATGGGGGAGCATAGAATGAACCTCCCAAACCTCTTCCTCCATATCTTCCATCAAATAAATCTTGTGAATCTTCTAATGATCCTCCATCAACTAAAGCATGAATATCAGACTCAGTAAAGTCATCCATAGTCTCAAATGTTGGACCAGTACCATCTTGAATATCAGGAATACATAATTGGCTACGTCGGTCGCCACTTAATTGATCAATAATTGCCATAATTATTAAATTTTAATTGTTAATTGTTTGATATAAATATATTAAGCAAATGAACTTGGCGCACCATATTGTGATTGAGCAGTACTAAGTTTCATAATGGTATCTGTGTTGGCGTTAACTGTTACTGGTCTAGATGCTAATGCTGTTATACTTTTACTTAAAGCTTCTAATTTACTATCTGTTCCTCCTGATAAATTTATTGAATCTGTAGGACCAGAGTAAACATCATTTCCTCTAAATAGATTAGTACCCGCTATCACAGTGTCATTATTATTTAGAGCATATGTTCCTTTAGGTGTTATTAATGTTCTATCACCATATCCACCTCCAGTTTGAGCAAAGTCATTTACTTTTGATGATTTTTTAGACATAGCTGACATAATAGCAGCTGTTATAATACCTCCAATAACTAATCCAGCTAAACCACCGGTAGCTAAAGCTGCTGGTCCACTCATTGACGCGGCCCAACCTTTAGCTATAGCTCCAACTCCAGAAGCGGCTGCTTCTTCTGAAGCTGCAACAGCACCAACAGCTTGAGCAGATGCTGCTACTCCTGACTCTGCCGCTATTACTCCTTGAGCTATAGCTCCTTCAGTCATAGCAGCAGCAGCAGTAACTGACTCAGCAGCTATCGTTCCTTGAGCTAAGGCTGAAACACCTGACTCAGCAGCTTGTGTGCCCATAGCAACTGCTCCCTCAGTCATAGCGGTTGATGCTACTATAGATTCAGCTGATACTGTTCCTTGAGAAGTAGCTGTAGCTGCTGTGGATAAAGCTATACCATCTTGAATTACTTTAGTTCCAAATAATATTTCTCTAATAGCAGTTATAGATTTAAGTAAAGATCCAAAACCTATAATTAATTTAGCTACACCTCCCGCTACTAAAGCACTAATAATAACACTAATACCAGTAGTTGAATTTAACATATCAGCTAATTTACCTACCATTTGACCTAAAGGTCCACTAACTATCTCAGCTATTCTCATTTTTACATTTTCAAAAGCTTTTTCCATTTTTTCAGCACTAGCTTGTTGTTGTAAACTCATAACTAACGAGTCAGACTCACTTAAACCTCTTTCACGAGCTATTTTAAGTTGTTCTTCAGCTGATTTACCAGATACATCTCCTAATTTAGTATATACTTCTTGTTGTTGAAGCATATCAGCTAGATCAGCTCTAGACATACCAAAAGCCTTAGCTGTTGCTTCTTGTTGGAGTCTATTCATTTTATTAAATTCATGTATATCACCTAATTGAGATGCTATTTCATTCATGAATCCAACTTGATCATTATTTAGAGCCGCCTCTCTAGCTTTTTCTAAATTGATTGATTTACCTGTTAATAATTCAGCCTCAAGTTCATTTTGAATTGAAGACTCAAAATCAAGAAGAGATTGAGCTGCTGAATCCATTTTATCTAAATTAGCACCTAAAGATTTTGCCTGAACAACTGCTTTAGCTAATGCTTCTGGATTTTGTTTAAAATTAGATGTTATAGCGGCACTTAATTTACCTATTTCTTTAAACACTGATTTAGCGTCAACTTGTACTTTAAATTGTTTTTGAGCAGATATAACACCTTGAGCTATAGATTTATTGGCTTCTCCTACAGTTTGATTATTTAATAAACCAAATTTATATATTTGAGAAGCTTCTTCAGTAGACAAACCCATCTGTTCAGTCATCTTAGTCAGTTCATGATAAACCTCTCCTCCTAAATTGACTTGTAAACCTAAAGCATCATTAACAGCCATTATAGTCTTAGCATAATCCTTACTAGTATAAACAACATCTCCCATAGCTAAACCAACACCTTTAACCTCTTCAACCATATGGTGAGCATTCTCAGAACTAGTTCCAACAGATCTACCTACTTCAGCTACTTCTTTATTTACATCTAAAAAATTATGATATATATTTTTTATATCATCTCCTAATGAATCAAATGCTTTTTTAGCTATAGATCCATATACTGCTACTCTAGTGGCTGGATCTTGTAATGCTTTTTTAAGACCTTCAAATAATGATTTAGTCGCCTTTTTAAATGCAGAGTCTAAATCTCCTGTTCTGCGATATTCCTCTTCTAATTCTTCATTAGCTTTTTCTAAATTTAAAACTTGAGTAAAAGCACTTAACCCAAGTTTATCCATCAAACCAATTCCTCCCTTCAATACAGCACCACGAACATTAAGTTCTTTAGTTATATTTTTTTCTTTATTAAGAGCGTCCTCTATTCGTTTACCTAACTCAGTCTCTATATCTAATCGTTCTACTGAAAGTTGATATTCTGATAATAAATCATCTCCTATTTTACCAACAGCTTCTCCTTGTTTTATTTTTTCTCTAAGTTCTTTAACAGAATTTTCTAAAATACTTTTATTTTTGGTATATTTTTTTTGCAGATTATCTAATTCCTTAGTATCCAATCTATTAATGTCTTCCTGATGTCGAGCTATGTCTTCAGCTATATTATTTAATTGTTTGAACGCGGCAACACCTTTATTAGCTTCTTGATTAGTCTTTTTAAAATCTGATAATATGTTATTAAATGTACTGGCTAAATCTCGAGTTGAAAATGACATTCTATCAAAATAGTCATCAGCAACACGAGTAGCTTCAGCTAATGCTTTAGTATCATTTTTAAGTATTTCATTAGTTTTAGCTATAGTAGCTGTAGAAAGTCCTATAGCCCTATAGTATTTATCCACTAAAGCTAACTGATCCGCTAATTGTTTAGCTTGTTCTGGTGTTAATTGGTTATCTGCCATATATAAAAATTTGCCTAGTATAAATATGAAGGTGCCTTATTTCTAGGCACCTTTAATTTTAGTTGTAAAATCAGCTTGAGGTATATTTGGGCGACTCACTTGAGGTTTTTGTGATGTTGTATTAGATCCTTTTTTAGCTTTTTCCATTTCCTCATTTTGTCTTTCAATATGATCATTTATTTTTCTAATATGGAACTTTCTATAAGTTATAGGCATATTATAAACATCACTGTATGTGAATCCACCTTGTCCATGATATACCAAATCATGAACTTCAGTCATAATAATTGGTTTATGACTTGGAGTCAGGCCAAAGAAAGTTGATACCAATAGGTAAATTGACGCCCTCCACCACATCACCTACAGAGTTAGTATAATTAAATTTTAAATTTATATCTGGTTCAATTTGTCTATAGTGATCTCTTAAAAATCTAGAGTCTCTAACTAACATATTATCAGAAAAATTTCTAATATCTTCTTGCTCTCTACTTCCATTAACGGATGTTATCATATGCTTAAGACGAGTAGTAACATCGTATGAACCATTTGGATTAATTCTTTTCAATCCTTCAATCTCTTTATCAATTTTTTTCTCATCACCATGTGTTAATAACTTAAAAGTAACAAGTATACCAGTTGGAAGAGTTAAATCAAATTCATTTTTACCTGCTTTAATAGACTCATGAAGAGGTTTAGGATCAAGCAGTGATAGATCAACTGTGATGTTTTGCTTGATATTAGTTTGAGGATCAGTAAATTCAAAATCATAATTTTTACCGTATCCTAATATACGAGCAGCCACAAGTAAAGCATTTTTATCACCAATTAATAAATCACTGTAATTAATAGGAGTGACAATAAGGGATTGTAATAATTTATCAATCACAATACCTTGTTTTAAAAAATTCACATTGGTTAATATGTCTTCTTCTTTAGCTGACATATATTTCATTTCAATGACTCCTTTTGATAAAGGCGAATCTGGGGAATAGGGTAAACCTTTAGAAGGTAACTCAATTTGTTCAGTTGGAAACTTTAATTTTTCATCCATAACGTTATATTATTTTGTTTTATATATATAAATATACGAAGATAAAAGAAACCATCCAAATGGACGGTTCCTTTTTATTAGTATATTTTCTTGATTAGTAGTTCAAGATGCAATAATCCATAGTTAATGTTACACTAATTGATACATAAGCTTCATTAGCCCAATCATATTCACCAAAGTTAGCTTCTTTAACGTAAGCGCCTTTGATAATCCATTCACCTACAACATCACCAACTGGTCCTAAAGTTTGTAATCTAACATCTTTTTTATAGAAATCAGAATAACCATCTCTACCTGTTACTGATTCATGGGCTAAACGAGCCCACTCCATTACTGCTTGAGCACCACTTGGAGTTACAGGATCGTATAATTCTAAACTCATATCATTCCATTTTACTTTACCTTTTACTTTACGGTAAACATTGATATGATCTAATATAATTTCACCAGCTGAGAATGAAGGTGAAGCTGCTTTTTTAACTAAGTAAGTTGGTACACCATCAATTATCATTAAAAAGCGATTTTGAACTTTAGGTTCAAATGCGGTGAACATTATTTCTGAAGGATCTAATACTGCCATGTTATTATTTGTTTAATATAAATATTAATAATTATTTTCTTTTAACCAATTATTGACCAAATGTAGCACCAGTTGGTAAGATATTGAAATCTAATAAGATAAATTCAGCTGTACGAGTTGGTTGTAAAAATATTTGACCAACTAACTGATTTCTATCAATCACATCTGGTGTGTTATTTGATTCATCCATTACAACTCTGAAAGCATATAATCCTTGTCTTTGTTGTACCGATTCTAAATATGGATTAACTCGTGCTAAGAAACTATTACGTGTTATCGCTGTATTTTGTTCAAATACTAAATTTTTAGCTACACCACCAATATAACGTTTTAAGTTAATTAACAAACGACGAACATTGATACGATCTAAAGCACTAGCTTTTTTCTGTAATGTTTTCTGACCAAAAGCAGCTATACCAATATTAGGGAAAGTAGCTATTGGATTAACTTTACCAGCATATAAATTATCACGATCTGTTGGAGATAATTTTCTTTCAGCTTGTAAAACATTACCTAATCCACCTCTATTTAAACCAGCTGGAGCGAACCATTCTGCGCTTACATTATCATTGAAAGCATAAACACCAGGCATCATTGTTGAAGCAGGTACCCAAACTAATTTACCAGTTTCTTGAGATACTACTTGAACCCAAGGCCAATAAGCACCAGCATAGTTAGTATCAAGTCCAGCTGCTTGATTAGTAGCTGTTTTAAGAGTACTATTATAAGGTACTAGATCAGCTATATAGAAACAATCACCTCTTTCTTCAGCTAAAGATATAAAATTTCCAACAGCTGAACTATGTAATGATTTAACTAATCCTGGAGTAGATAATAAGATAAAATCAAATTCATCTTTATTACTTAATAGGCTAGAGGCTGTAGAATAAGTATTAGCTGATAAACCTTGAGTTGTTGTACTAATATTATTAAATAAATTTGTTACTGTAACTGTATCATTACCACTAGCTGCACCAAAAGCTCCAGCGGCTGAGCCACTACCATTTACTGGTATTGAAGCTGTATATTCATTTCTAGGTGTTCCTGAATTATCGAAATAATTTGGAGTTGTATAGTTAACTGTTTTTACACGAACATATCTACTATTGTTTGGATAATCACCAATTGTTTGAATATAATAAGCACCATCAGCATCTTTATTCACTGTTTTTGTTTGGTTACCAACAACAGCTTCTAAATAATTTGGTTGATTTGGATCTAAAGATACATTTGTATATGTTTCTAAATATGTTTTAGTACTTTCATTATCATCACCGCGACGAATGAATAAAGTAAAAGTACCACTACTTGTATCAGAATTAGCTATCTCCCATCTAACATTCATATCAGATCCACTAACTAAAGAATTATCAGATAAGATAGTTCCAGCGTTATTCATTAAAATACCTGTATTTAATGTTTCTAATACAAATATATTTACTGAGGCGCTATTTGGTATAGTACTAGATGTAGCGGGAGTGTAAGTTGTACTGGTTACTCTATTAATTAGAATAGTAGAACCACCTTGTTGGAAATAGTTTCTAGCAGCTATTGATGTTAAAAATTCAAAATTACCACCTCCACTAGTGAACATACCTCCAAATTTATTTTTGAAGTCACTATATGAGGTTACTAATGTAGGAATATTAACAGGACCAGTTACTGTAGGTCCAACTAGTGCTAAACCAGCTACTACTGTTCCTTGTGTTATTTGAGATTGATCGTTTTCTCTTGTTAAGACGCCGGGTGAAATTAATGTTTCTTGAGCCATGTTTTTTTTAGTTTTTATCGATGATAAATATATAAAACGGAATATAAAACGAAGGATTAATGTGATTATCTTCCTATTTCTGTAATTTTTACATAGAATTCTGCGTTTGGATAAACTGTAAGAGTATCATCTGAAGAATCTCTTCGTGCATTCACTGCCCAAGCATACCCAGTTAAACTACCATTAGTTACCCTTCCTGCTAGAGGAAATAATGTACCACTACGAGTGCCACCTCCAGCACCATTAGCCCATACTTGACGTTGAACACCAATTTCAGCTCCATTCCATGTTATTTGGGAAAAGAATGAATCTCCACCACCACCATTAACATCATACATAGCGTACACTTCAAAGAATATATAAGATGTAATTGATAAAGGTGTATATGTTGCAGAAACTATACTACTATAAGTATTTGTACTATTAGTATAATTTGTTATAAAACTTAAATCACTTGCACTATATAATCTCATTTGAATAATCTGCCCTGCACTCCAATTTGATGGTGAAATTTTGCCGGCACCCGTTATATCGCCTGTATTTAGATTGACTGTAACCATTGAGGCATTACTTCCACCTGTATTAGTACCTCTTAATATTCTAAATTGATCTTGCCATGTATCTAACATTGATGCAGATGTATATAATCCTCCAGATGCTGCTAATAATATTTGACCTCCTTCACCAGTTCCTCCTGAAAAAGGTGGATATACATTTAATGTATTTTCAGCGGCTGGGGTACTAGTAATATTACCAATTGTTACGCTTCCTATTTGTGTTGTAGATCCAGTTATAATAAAACTACCAGTATGAGGTGTCGCTATAAATTCTTTAATATATTGAGTACCATTATCTTGTTTGAAATAGGCTTTTCCATCAAAAGTATTAAATGCTATTTCAGATGTATTAATACTTGATGCTGTTGGAACAACACCAGCTACATTATTTTGTTTTATATCTATTTTAACAGCCATATACGCTTATAAATATGAAAAAACCTCGCCAATAATGACGAGGTTTATTCTGTATTAATTTATAATACTTAACTTATTTCTCCGGTTTGGATATTAATAGTTCCTTCACCGTATTTTTCAGTTAGTTGTTTTACAATTTTTGTTTCACTTTCAAATAACTGAGATTGAGTACCTAATAATTGGAACTTTTGTAATTCTATTTCTCCTAAAGCTAATGTTAAATTAGCATATTGTTGTTTAATATCTTTTATTTGCTGTAGTTCTTCTTCAGTTAATTTTTTACTTATTAATCCCATAACTTATTTTTTAGTTGTTTTTTTAGTTGCTTTTTTCTTAGCTTCCATTTTAGCTAATGGTTTTACTTTAGCTGTATTTTTTGATGTTGGTTTTACTTTAGTTGTATTTTTTGAGGTTGGTTTTTTAGTTGTTTTTTTCTTTGGTTTTTCAATTGTAATTATTTGTTCACTAATACTTGGATTTGGAAAATATATTTCTGGAATAGAAGGAGTAATATGAGTTGATTCTGAGATTGATTTTGGATCAAAATTCCATGTTGGTTGTTCTTCAATCACTTTTGTTTTTACAGGGTGTGGATAAAATTTAACAACTAATCCTCCTACTACTAATACAATAATAAGTACAATTACAATTGACATAATTTATTTATTTTTATTTAATATAAATATATATAAAAGATAGGAGATAATCAAATTTACTTTAAAAAGTCGTTATAATTACTAATCCATTTCCACCTTTACCTCCAGAAGCTCCTGCTATCGTTCCGCCGCCACATCCACCACCTCCTGATCCTATTCCACCATCACCTCCTCTACCACCTACGCCAGCATTATTACTATTACCTCCACCACCACCTAGTGAAAAAAGTGGTTTCCAAAAGGTTGTACCTGATTCACTATTATTTCCTGCTCCTATAACTGTACCTCCAGATACGTTTGGTGTTGTAAAGGTTCCTAAGTCAACAGATGCTATATTAGTTCCAACACTTGTAGCCGGAGTACCACCATTTCCTCCAGGGCATGTTATTGTATTTGTTAAAGGTGTTATAGTTGCTGTGTTAGGATTACTAACTCCAGCTATTGCTACAAATGTTCCTAAAGATAATAAATTTGCCGATGCTACTGTTGCTAATGTCTCTCCTGTTCCTGCTGCTACAGCTGCGGAGTTACCAGATATACATACTAGATTCATTACTGTGGCACTACTAGGAGCTATTGAAACAAAACTTCTACCCGCTGTTGAGTTCACTGCTCCTACCCCTGGTTGAACATATAATGTATCAGGCAGTACATTAGCTGGGAATAAAGCTCTAACAACACCTCCTGATCCTCCTCCAAATCCGGCACTAGTAGTTCCTGTTGTTTGTCCACCTGCTCCAGCCCCAATACACATCATCCAAATAAATTTACAATTTCTTGGTTTTTGCCATGTTTGCCAAGCAGTTGCTCCAGTAGCATAAAATATTTTTACATTATCTTGTTGCCCAGGTATATTAAATACATCTAACATAATTTTAAAAACTTGTTGTTATGATTATTAAACCATTCCCACCATTACCACCATTGCCTCCTCCAACTGAAGCACCTGCTCCTCCTCCTGATCCACCACATCCTATCGCACCACTACCTCCATTTCCTCCTTGTCCAGTTCCTGCAGTTGCTACACAAGATCCTCCGGCTCCTGCTGTGAAAATCATTACTGGTTTTGTTAAGGCTATTCCATTACCTCCACTTCCACCGTTTGCGGCTCCCGAACCATTGGCTGGTGCTGGAAGTGCAGGAACTGGCCCGGTTGCGGTGATGCCTCCCCCTTGTCCACCATTACCACCACCACCTCCCCTTCCTCCCATTGTTATAGTAGTAGGGGATATTGATGTTACAGAAGCTGATGTTCCAGCGGATGCTGCTAAAGAAATTGTACTTAAAAAAGTACCTAAATTTAAAAAAATAGCTCCTGCTGCTGTAGCTGCTGTTTCACTAGCTCCTAGTGCTCCAGTTGTTGTAGTTCCTCCACTTCCTCCAATAGCTGCTACAGTTCCTGACATATTTACTATGTTTGCCGCTGATCCTGTGTCTGGTGTTAGGGTTACAAATGATCTTGCTCCATTTCCTCCTGCTGTAGCTGTTGTTCCACCACTTCCTCCTAATCCTCCTACGCCTACATAAGTGTATAAAATATCTGGTAATAGTGATGCTACTACTACATACGTTGTTACACAACCACCACCACCACCGCCACCTCCAGCTCTTGAAGGTGTTGCAACTAATCCACCTCCTCCACCCGCTCCAGCCCCAATACACATTATATTCACAAACTTAGCACCTCTTGGCTTAATCCATGTTGCCCAAGAACCTGCATTTGTAAATGTTTGTGTATTTACATTACCACTATTTTGAAAGTATGATAAATCTAACATTAATATATTGTTGTTATTATTACTAAACCATCTCCTCCTTTACCGCCATTACCGCCACCACCGGCTGTAGACAATCCTCCGCCTCCGCCTCCTCCTCCACTTCCATACCCCCCATCACCTCCTTTACCTCCTTTTGTTGTTAATGAACTAGCGCCACCTGCTCCACCCATACTACAAAATGGATTTAAGGATCCGTATCCACTACTTCCTATTCCACTTGGCGCTAATCCTCCTGATACAAAGGAGGTTAATATTATATTAGCTGGTGATAGAGTAGCTCCGTCAAATTGAGTTATATTGGCATTTTTTCCAGCTCCTCCAGCTCCACCTGTTATTATATTTGATGCTAATGCTGTAGGTCCCGCTGGTGGTGCTGTTGTGTATCCGGCACCTGTTCCTGCCACTCCTGCAGAAACTGTTACTAGTCCTATACTTGCAAAGGCGTTATTTGTTGTTGCCCAAACAGTACCTGCTGCTCCGCCACCAACAGCGCCTCCCACTCCACCTTGTCCACCACCTGCTCCTGCTGTTGTAGCCGATTGCATTATTACAGAGGGTGTTGTTGATACTGGACCTAATGATACATAGCTAATTCCTCCTGCTGTTCCTGCAGCTCCATTGCCTGATGCCACATTTCCTATTCCTCCTGCTCCTCCTAATCCAGGTTGTATATATAACGTATCTGGTAGTAGAAAGGCAGGAAATATTCCTTTACTAAAAGCTGCTCCTCCTCCGCCTCCTCCGCCGCCGATACTACCACCTGCACTGACTCCTCCTGCTCCACCACCACCTGCTCCTCCGCTTAAACAAAATATTTGTATAAACTTAGCGTTACGTGGTTTTTCCCACGTTTGCCAGTCATTAGTACCTCCGGTAGCATAAAATATTTTAGTATTTTCTGTATTGGATGGTATGTGAAAGAGATCTAACATAAACTAGTTTAAGGTTGAGCACAAGGTGGAGTTACATCAATTTCTTTTGTATGGTGTGCTACTCCGGGTATTATCTCATTACAGTCTTTATCTATTACTTGTATTACATTTTGTAATGTATCATCCATCACATAATAGAATTCAATACTTGGGTCATCAGAACCCTGCATTAAAACATATCTCATATTATATTAATTTTATGGTGTTGTATAAGAACCTCCTACTGCTGAAACATACCATCCACC